CTTATATGATGAATAATTTAGAGGTAAGTATGACAAACATATGTACTGAAATTACTTTATTTACAGATGAAGAACATAGTTTTATTTGTTGTTTATCTTCTTTAAACTTAGCCAAATATGATGAATGGAAAGATACAGATACCGTAGAGCTGGCTACTTGGTTTTTAGATGGGGTAATGCAAGAATTTATTGATAAATCAAATGGTAAAGAGTCATTAAAAAGAACCCATCAACATGCCAAAAAAGGTAGAGCATTAGGATTAGGAGTAATGGGTTGGCATACATTTTTACA